CATTACTGGCCTTGGCCGGGAACATGTGATGCCGTTCAAGAATTTGCTGAATCTCTTCGCTCTGTACGTCCTCACGGAATTTGGAATCATAAAGTCTTACACCATTCACACGACTACGATGCAAATGATATGCATCAATACCTTTACGTCCACCACCATTAATAATACGGAAACCCAAATTACCAACTGCTTCTCCTTGCAGTGTAGTTCCTGGAACTACTAAATCTTCATCAAATGCCTTGACTTGAATCAGAGTATCGTCGTCAATGATTCCGGCTTTGTGTAAGACATAGAATGTACAAGAAGTTTGTTGACCCTCCCACGCACTGTATCTACCATTTTTAAGTCTAGTACACATAACTGGCATGGCAATACGCGGATCATATTTTGGAATAATTTGTTCTGCAATATGCAAGGCATCTTCCAAACGTTGAATTTCAACGTTCATGTCTAGGTCGCCCCAACGGACCAACACTAGCTCGCCAAAATGCTTTTGGTTATAGGTTTCACCATTCAGCCGTGCCTTGAGATTTTTTATTGCTTCCTGTACTTTTGTATTAGCAAATACTCTATCCCCACGTATTTGTAGACTTTCATAAATGCTGGTATTGGTGGGAGTAAGGGCTGTATTTTGTTGCTTCACAATAGCCGCAAATGGATTTGCACCTCGAGAAACTGTGCGCTGAGGTGTAGTTACTGATTGGGTTGTCATTTTTGATCCTTTAAAAATAATGTATTTTGTCTTTCGACTTCCCTAAACGTGTTAGGTTGCATCTATTATACAATACCAGCCATTAAAGGTCAAGAGTTTTGGCTATCTAAATTGTCTAGATATTGTGCTAGATTGCCAGCATGTAGTTGAAGCATGATGTAAGTGGCTTCGTCGATTAATACTAAAGTATTACCATATCCGATTGCATAAGGAGTGGTCAACAGTTTTTCCAATTGTAACAGATGCTTGGGATAGACTGCGTGTGCAGTTTTTAACCGATACTGTGGAAATTTTTTAATCATTGATATCCATTTAACACCATCTCGGCTGAGTCTTAGGCTGGTGGGATTAATTGGATTGGACCAAAATTGTGGCCATTTTTCGGGATCTAGATCTATTCCACTAGTGAACTGATCCTGCCAGTACTGTCTAAGGTTTGTAGATGGTGTCACCGGCTTTTAACAGTACAACTGAAAATTTATCCGACTTGAACAAGGTATTGAGTTTTTTGCAAAGATTGATTGCATGACCAGGATTGCTAAAACTGCACTTGCGATATTTTGGTCCTGGATAGCTGATTAAAGAATTACTGCTTCGAAGATTAACCGGCGCATTATCATAGAATACTGCATAGATACCTTCGGCCGCAAGAATCTGTTCGCTTTTGTATGTGGTTTTGTTTACGTTATCTAGTAATACTTTTGGCTTTGGTCGACTCATAAAACTGTTCCTTGATGTACAGTTTATTTATCAATAAATACGCAGATTATTTAAACCTACCGCCATCAACTTGGATTGTTACAGTTTCGTTACTGTTTTTTGCTTCTGTGGCCAATGTTGTTAAGAACGTCAGCAAGTTATATATTTCGGTATGAAGATTTCGTGCTTCATCTGCGGTCATGGTCAATAATTTTGCGTTACTCTGATTCATGTTTCTCACACGATCATTGAATGCACGTATGTGAAATGGCAAACTGTTATTCATTTGCTTCTTTCATTGCAGCCACTGCACGCTCTTGTGTTCGAAATGGTCCTTGATACTCATAACGATTTAGCGTTATCAACTTTGGACAAAACTCTCGAACCCAGACAGCATTATATTTTACTATGTAATGTCCTGCACAAAAACAACTTTTGCTTTTGGCATTTTTTGTATATATCGGCAGGTAGCGTTGTATGTCTAGTATTTGATTGTGCGGCTTGGTACTGGTGGGAAATCCGTACACATCATGCTCAACTGTGACTTTTTTCTTTTCTGCTGGAAGAAATGTTATATTGTATTTTTGACTTAGTATTTTAATGCTGGGAAACATTTCACGTTGATCGTCGTGCACATAGACCACCCCGCCTTCGTCCACCATCATGATGTTTCCAACTTTGGCGTGATTACTTTCCACAATCCATATCTTGTTTTTTACAACAGTTTTTGCAACTAGTTCGGTCATGTTATTCCTTTATGGGATACGCCGCTTCTAGGAAACTGACGTATTGATTTGTTTGCTCGCTCATTTTATTCAATTGAAATCGGCCACAGAATTTTAAAAATTGTGCACCAATCATGGGACGACTTAACGGGCGTGCACCTTGTACAATGGTGGTGGCAATCTTTTCCTTAATGTCGTTGGGTTGTGCAGTCAAGTCAACCAAGGTAACATTACGCAGGTAGTCATCTAAAACTCGATGTTCGACACCATTATGGTCAACCCATCGTTGTAACATGAGATTATTCCAGTTAAACCCTTTACTTTCCCTATCTGCAAAGGCTTCTGTGAGCCCCACTTTATTCTTAGTTCCTTTAGTGCGGACCCCGGGATAGGCCGAAAACACATTGTCACTAGCGTCCCCGCGCATACACTTCTCGAATAAAATCCACTTAGGGTCCGGAATTGTTTTTGCTTCCTTAGTTTTTTTATCGATGACTGCTTTACCTTTCTTGTCGAAAATACCCGTGATAGTATGGAGTTCATCTGCTATTCCGTTGTATTGATTTACATTTTCAGACAGCAACTGATGAAAGTCGCTGTCACTGCTTACAATGGTATGGTGATCGTCGGGGTGACTTTGGATCCATCCTGCCACCAAGTCATCTGCTTCCAAGTGCTCGTGCCTGAGAACAGTACAATTCGTCTTTTCGCTGAGAAAGGTTTTGAGAGCGTCAAAAGTTTCCCAGAACAACCGGTCTTCTTCGGCTTCGCTTTCTGTGAGTGCGGCTCTTGCAACTGCACGATTCTTTTTGTACGGCTCATAAAAGTCTTTCCTCCAACTGCGTCCTTCTAAACAAAATATCACATGATCGGCTTTTTGATCTCGGAAACACTTGGCCACACTGCCCAGTGTAACATGTATTGCAAATCCCAGTCGGTCCCAGGTATCGCTTTGACGATGTGCGGCATGCCGAGCACGGAAAAAGGTATTGGCAGTATCAACAATTAAGTAACGCATAAGATCTTGAATAGTAGTAATATATCTAATTATAGCAGGCTAACCATTCTGTGTCAAGAGCAATTTTCTATAGTGTTGTAGCAGAAAAACACTCCAGGCGTAGTGTGCGTCTGCTCCAAAATGATAAGAATTTGGATCGGGTACAAAACCTTTAGAAATTAACCAATTGTAATAGGTATAATTGCTATCATACGGTTCTATATACGAATGATCCCAATTGTATTCGGATATATGATTATTTGTTGTTACCAACTGTCCTGTTCGTATTGGTTCAAAATCTGAATATGTATTAAAAAATATATGTGGTATATTTTGATCTTTTAATAAAAGATGCAAGTTCCAGATTTGATTGTGCCATTTTAATAATTTTTTTTCTCGAGTAACATTGTTTTGGTCTAATACCCATTCTTTATATCGTTGTCTAAGTTCATCTGGAACCGAATCTCTACCACTGGCTGTAACCTGATAATAAGCACCATCATGACACCATTCTTCTCGCTCGATCGTGCTCCATCCTATAATAACTAAATCGGGTACAGGTTTGTTGCTTACTGTATTTATTGTGGTTCTCAGTATGCGATCATTGCTGCTGGCACTTTCGGCATCACAAGTTAATACTGCATCTAGTTCGTTTGCAATCAAACAACCATAACTCAATTTGATATTATCTGGATGTGGTTTGCGCCCCAGTGCCCAATATAAGGGATCGTCTTCGGCAAAGCAATAGGGATTGGCTATTTCGGCACCAGCACTGTGACTGTCACCATTTACATATACCATCATTCTTGATATGCCGGATTGGGAAATTCTAGTTCAAACACATGGTAAGTGCCGGTACCGTCTTTGTCTCTGAGTATTTCCATTGTGCGATTTTGTTCGGCTTCGTCTAGAGTTTTAAATATACCGCTCCCGATAGTGCCGGTACCAATGCCAGCCGGAGTTATATAAAGACCACCACTGATTGACAGTTTGGTCAATTGATAAAACTTTAGAGTGCGTGGTGGTTTTAAGCCTTCCATATTAGGTCCAATGTTCAGTAACGTAAAACTCTTCGGCATACCCATCACGCAGCCAATAACGATTGCGTTCAAGATTGATGATTTCGCCTACAAAATTTGTGTTAATTTCTAGACTGACAGAATTTTGTGGAACCCCATTAAAGGAATTTCTACACTCATGGTTGATACTGTACAACGACTTTGCAGTTCTTGCAATAGTTGTTAAGTATTCGTGTAGTGATTTTTGTGGCATCTCGGGCATGCTGTCGGTGTTATACACAACATCAATCATTTCTGTACTGGCATTAAACTGATCTGGAGTCATGAATCGGATTGGAGCATCGTGTGTTTCGAACGGTAATCGAATCTGATCTTTGCCGATGTTGGTGCCTAATTGAAATGCCTGAGCTGTTGACACCGCCGGAATATCTACTAGAGTAATATCTCTATAACCAATTTGATATAGCCAGTAGGCAACAAATCCTGCACCACCACCAATTTCCACAATCTTAGAATCTAATGGGAATTTGGAATTAATTTTTAGTGCCACATA